TGGCCCACCCGTGTAGCAGCCCTGATGGCCGCGCAATTATCCGCAGAAATGGAGAAGGCCTCGGGCAATCCCGTGACAATCGAGACTGCGATCCTGCAAAGGGTGCTGGAAACCCATGTCCGAGAGCAGCTCGACGCCCTGGCCGACCTCCGGGTCTCGCTCACGTGAAAGAGACAGTGACCACAGCCTGACCGACGGCGACCTGACAGAAGGTCTCGACCTCGGCTTTGACGGGGCCGAGGACGTCCTGCGCGCATGGCGCCGGGGCATGCGGCCCGATCCCGATCTGACGGTATCGCAATGGGCGGATGCGCACCGCAAGCTGTCATCGCGGGCTGCCGCTGAGCCTGGGCAATACCGCACCGCTCGCACCCCATATCTGCGCGCGATCATGGATGCGCTGTCGCCTGGTCATCCGGCGCAGCGGATATCGTTCATGAAAGCGGCGCAGGTTGGGGCGACGGAGGCTGGCAACAACTGGATCGGATTTGTGATCCATCACGCACCGGGTCCGATGCTGGCAGTCCTGCCCACTGTTGAGATGGCCAAGCGCACATCGCGCGGCCGGATCGATCCGCTGATTGAGGAAAGCCCGGCGCTGAAAGAGCGGGTTAGCCCGGCGCGGTCGCGTGACGCGGGCAACTCGATGCTGTCCAAGGAATTCCCCGGCGGCATCTTGGTGTTGACCGGTGCCAACAGCGCCACTGGCCTGCGGTCGATGCCAGCACGCTATGTGTTTCTGGATGAGGTTGATGCCTATCCGGCTTCCGCCGACGAAGAGGGTGATCCGGTCACGCTTGCGGAAGCGCGGACCACCACCTTTGCGCACAGGCGCAAGGTGTTCATGGTCTCGACCCCGACGATCCGGGGGCTGAGCCGGATCGAGCGCGAGTTCGAAGCCAGTGATCAGCGGCGGTATTTCGTGCCCTGCCCGCATTGTGGTGCGATGCAATGGCTGCAGTTCGAGCGCCTGCGCTGGGCAAAAGGCAAGCCTGAGACGGCCGCCTATCATTGCGCCGGCTGCGAACGGCCGATCGTCGAGCACTACAAAACCGACATGCTGGCGCGGGGCGAATGGCGGGCGACGGCAATCAGCGCTGATCCCAAGGCGATCGGCTTCCACCTCTCAGCACTCTATTCGCCGATTGGCTGGAAAAGTTGGGAGCAGGTCGCGCGCGAATGGCTGGCAGCGCATGGCTCGGACGAGATGCTGCGCGCGGCGCGCAACACGCTCTTGGGCGAGACCTGGGTTGAAAGCGGTGAGGCGCCGGAATGGCAGCGCCTTGCGGATCGGCGCATCACCTTCCCGGCACAGATCCCCGCAGGTGGGTTGTTCCTGACCGCCGGGGCCGATGTGCAGAAAGACCGGATCGAGGTGGATGTCTGGGCCTGGGGCCGCGGGCTAGAAAGTTGGCTGGTGGATCACATCGTTATTCCGGGCGGGCCGGATGATCCTGCATGCTGGGACAAGCTGACAGCGCTCTTGGGTCAGACCTGGACGCATCAGAACGGCGCAATCATGACGTTGGCAAAGCTTGCCATCGACACCGGCTACGAGTCGGCAGCCGTCTATGCCTGGGCGCGCAAGCAGGGCATTGCACAGGTGGCACCTGTGAAGGGTCTGGAAGGGTTCAACCGCGCGACACCAGTGTCAGGCCCAACCTTCGTCGACGCCACCGTGAATGGCCGCAAACTCAAGCGCGGCGCGCGGCTCTGGACCGTGGCTACCGCTACCTTCAAAGCCGAGACCTACCGGTATCTGCGTATCGAGAGGCCGTCGGATGAGGAGCAGGCGCTGGGCGTGGCACCACCCCCAGGGACCATCCACCTGCCTAACTGGGCGGACAGCGAATGGCTCAAGCAGCTGGTGGCCGAGCAGCTGGTCACCGTGCGCAACAAACGCGGCTTTGCTCGCCAGGAGTGGCAAAAGCTGCGCGAGCGTAACGAGGCGCTCGATACCCGCGTTTATGCGCGCGCGGCGGCATGGATCCTCGGGGCTGACCGCTTTGATGAGCGGATGTGGCGGCAACTGGAGAAGCAGGCTGGGGTCGAGACATTGGCGACCGTGGCACAGCCCAAGACTGACATAGTAACAGAACCGCAAGCAGGGCGTATCACCGCACCAAAACGACGCGGTTGGAAGATTAGCACGCCCAGATACATGGAGTGATCAGAAGCCAGAGAACACCATATCAAGGGCGCCTCGGATCTCGTAGTCGGATGCGCGAAGATCAGCGACAGACCCACCCTTGAGCAGCGCCGACGGGATCGCAGCCATCTCAGCCGTGTGCAGAACGTAAGTTGCACCTTCGATCGTGAAGACTGGCTCGAGGCGCCCAATGGCCTTTGGCCCTGAACCTGCTGGCACGAGCGGCGCCACCACGCGTGTACCGGTTTCGATAAGATCAGTCTGGAGGTCGAGGACAAATCGACCACCGGCGATACGATAAACCTGAAACTGTGCCATCAGTCGATCTTCAGAACCTGAATATCCGACAAGGGCGTTCCATTCGCTTCGATCCAGGCACAGCGCTCTGCGATGGCTGATGCATTCTCTTGAGCCCAGGCCTTTGCCTTTGCCAAGCGGACGGCCTCGGCGACTGCAGCGTCACTGATGGCCGAAACATTGAGACCCAGCTCCCGCGCGGCGGCCAGGTTGGCAGCCGTTAGGGTGATGTTGGTGCGTTGCTTTTCTGTTGTGGCGTGCTGCATTGGGCCCTCCTGACACATACTGAATATACACACTCAAAGTGTGCCATACAAGTGAGTTCCATGACCCTCAATGAGTTGAAACTCCGCCACAGCGCGCTGCTGGCCGCGCGCTACAGCGGCACACGGTCAGTCAGCTATGACGGCAAGACCGTGACCTATGGCTCGGACGCCGAACTCGCGGCCGCGATCGGAGATATCGAACGGCGTATCGCCAAGCTTGAGCGCGGCGCCGGACGCATCCTGCGTCCCTATGCTGTGAAGGACCTGTGATGAACTGGCGGCAGCGCCTCGGCGCCTTCATCGGCGGGTTCGACGCGGGTCAGCATCATCGGCGCTTGCGCGGGTTCCGCGCTACCCGCGCCCATGTCAACGCGCTGATTGCGGCCTCGGGCCCCGACATCACGGCCCGCGCCCGCTGGCTGGTGCGCAATAACGGATATGCGGTGAACGCTGTGGAAAGCTGGGCCGCGAATACGGTTGGCGACGGGATCAAGCCGATATCAAAAATCGGGGACGCCGCCCGCAAGGAAGAGCTGCAGCGCCTCTGGCTTGCCTGGACCGACGAGGCCGACGCCGAAGGGCTGACCGATTTCTACGGGCTGCAGCGCCGCGCGGCCCGCGAAGTGTTCATGGCGGGTGAGGTGTTCTTTCGCATCCGCATGCGGCGCACTGGCGATGGCTTGAGCGTTCCCCTGCAGCTGCAGATGTTGCCAGCGGAGATGCTGCCGCTGGAGCAAACTGGTATCGCAGCAAATGGGAACGCCATCCGGCAGGGCATCGAGTTCGACCGCATCGGGCGGCGCGTCGCCTATCACTTTTTCCGTCGTCACCCGGGCGACAGCACCGATCCGGGGTTGGCAGGTGAGATCGTCCGCGTGCCTGCGTCAGAAGTGATCCATGTGATCGACCCGGTCGAGGGCGGCCAGCTGCGCGGTGTGTCGAAACTGGCACCCGCGATCGTGAAGCTGTTCCTACTCGATCAATATGACGATGCCGAACTCGACCGTAAAAAGGTTGCGGCGATGTATGCGATGTTCGTGACCTCGCCTGCGCCGGAGAACCCCCTTGCCCCTGCTGAGGATGACGAAACGCCTGCCGGGGTGGAAATCAGCCCCGGCCAGATCGTGCGGCTCGATCCGGGCGAGGATGTGACCGTCGGACAGCCTGCCGACAGCGGGGGCACATACGAGCCGTTCCAGTACCGGACCTTGCTGCAAATCTCGGCCGCACTTGGCATCCCCTACCCCTACATCGCCAACGATATGGTGAAGGGGAACTTCTCAAACTCGCGGCTCGCTCTGATCGAATTCCGCCGCCGGGTCTCGGCTTG